CGCAAGTTGCGAATGCCGACCTGGCGGTTGACCATCCCGACCGGAAACGGGACGAGCGCGACAAGACCGACTGGCTCCGCCTCGAAATCTGGGGCAATGAAGCAGCCGAGTTTGCCGACACCATCGCCAAAGGCAGCCTGATCGACGTGAAGGGCCGGGTCAAGTCCAGCAGCTACGTCAGCACCAAGACCGGCGAAACGGTCGAGCAGTGGATCCTTAGGGTCACCAGCTGGAGCCTTGTGGCGGCGCCTCGCAACGCCGCGGCCCCCACCCAGTCCACCCTCACCCAGCCCAACGCCTGGGCCACCAGCGACACCAGTGACGAGGAGGTGCCGTTCTGATGGCTGCCACGATCCTCGCGGAGCTGGCGGAGCAATCCGCCGGGCTCCGCGCCCGTGAACTGGCCATCGAGGCCAGGGAGGCAGAGCTTGACCGCCGTGAGGCTGAGCTGGCTGCCTCCATGGAGGCGTTCACGCTCGCCCGCCAAAATGGAGCGATGTGGGCCGAGGCCACCGCGATTGAGCGAGGCCGCTGGCTGACGCTGATTGCCGCACAAATGGGGCACCTGCACCCCGCTGGCAGCACGGCGACCCACCTGCGACGGCTGGCGGAGATGGGACGCGAGGCGGGGGCAGGGCAGTGACCGACATCACCGACCACGTTCTCGCCATCCGCCGCATCCGTGACGCCTGGCGTTGCTGCCAGACATCAGCCTCCCGCCGCATCGCCGCAATCAACGCCGCCCCACCAGAGGCCGGCCTGGGCCGCGTGGAGCGTGCCTGGGGTGGTTCAGGGTGGTGGAGAGTTGTGGAGGGGACGCCGTGAGCCTCTTCGGTCCCGACTTCTACCCCACCCCGCCCGACGTGGCGGCCACCATGCTCGACCCGCTCGACCTGCGGGGGCGCACCGTGCTGGAGCCCTCCGCCGGGAAGGGTGACCTGGTGCGCGAGTGCTTGGCCCGTGGCGCCGAAGAGGTGGACTGGTGTGAGAGGGAGGAATCGCTCCGGCAGATCCTGGCGGGTATCACCGGCGCCACGCCGCTGCACGGCTGCCAAGACTTCCTGCTCATCACCGCCGACCAGGTCAGCCACATTGACCTGATCGCCATGAACCCGCCCTTCTCGGCGGACGAACGGCACATCCTCCACGCCTGGGAGATCGCCCCGCCAGGGTGCGAGATCGTGGCGCTGTGCAACTGGAACACCTGCGAGGGCACCTACCGGCGGCTGCAGCTGCAGCTCTCGAACCTGGTTGACGCCTACGGCAGCAAGGAATGCCTCGGCGAGTGCTTCGCCAATGCGGAGCGCCCCACCAAGGTGGTGGTCGGCATGGTCAGGCTCACCAAGCCCGGTGCCAAGCCCAGCGGGGACGAGTTCGACGGGTTCTTCCTAGGGCCCGACGAGATCGAGGCCCAGGGCCAGGGACTGATCCCCTATCGGCGGTCCCGCGACATCGTGAATCGCTACGTGGAGGCCTGCCGGATCTACGACGAGCAGGTGGAGGCCGGCGTGCGCCTGCGGACGGTGCTCGACGGGTTCTTCGGCCAGGAGCTGGGCCTGCAGGTGACGGTTGAGGGGGCCCCGGTCACCCGCAACCGGTTCCGCAAAGGGCTGCAGAAGGCCGCCTGGAAGCATGTGTTCGCTGAATTCTTGCCGGCTCAGATGGCCACCAGCCAGTTGGCGAAGGACATCAACGCTTTCGTGGAGCAGCAGAGCAGGATCCCCTTCACGGAGCGGAACATCTACCGGATGCTCCAGATCGTCGCCGGCACCCAGGATCAGCGGGTCGATCGTGCAGTGGAGGAGGCCATCGACAACCTCACTCGCCACACGAAGGAGAACCGCTACGGGTTGGAGGGCTGGGTAACGAATTCCGGCTACATGATCAACCGCCGTTTTATCCGGGCCTACATGGCGGAGCGCACATGGAACAACCGTGGCGTCAACATCAAGACCTACGGCACCCAGTCAGATGAGATCCGCGATCTAATCAAGGCGCTGTGCTTCATCACCGGCCGCAAGCATGACGAAGTCGACCAACCCAAGAAACCGGCTGACGGAATCTTCTGGCCAGGTGAGTGGTATGAGTGGGGGTTCTTCCGATTCAAGGCCCACCTCAAGGGCACCGTCCACTTCGAGTTCCTAGACGAGGAAGTCTGGGCAGCGGTGAACGCGAGGTATGCGCGGATCAAGGGCCAGGTGCTGCCGGAGACGCACCGGCGCCCTAAGGCCCGCACCCGGAGGACCCCATGACCACCGCCGGCACCTGGTACCCGCCCTCGTGCGGCACCGGGGGATTCCTGATCGAACTCACCAACCCACCATTCACCATGACCAACCCCACCGAACCGACCACCCAGACCCCGGAACTGCTGCTGTCTAAACCGCCGGAGGTGTTTGCGGAATCGCTTGAGGTTCCTTCCTACAGCCAGCGCTGTGAGATTGCCCGCCTCGCCTACGCCGCCGGGGCGGATGCGGAGCTGGAGGCGATCTGTGAGTGGCTGCGTGAGAAAGCTAAGTACCCGGGCCTTGCCGTTCGCCTCCGCGCTTTCCGCCGCCCCAAGCCCCCGAGCCTGAAGGAGCAGGCGCTGGACGATCTCAATTCAGCGCGTCGGCTTTCCATCCCACAGCCTGATGGCAGCTGCGGCGTCGGCGGGATTCTTCTCTCCGCTGCGCAAGTCGCCAACATCATCCGCGCCCTCGAATCCCTCCCCGACCCGCAATGACCCCCCTCCAGCTCGCCCACGCCCGCGCCACCGAGCTGTTCGCCCAAGCCGCCACCCTGGAGGCCCAGGCGAACGAGCTCCGACGGCAGGGGCATCAGACCATCGCCGAGGCGGAGAACGCCGGCCCGCGGGTCGTCACGCTGTCGCAAAGGCTGGCGAGGCCCTGATGGCGCCACGTTGGGGACCGGCCGAAACCGATCGGCTTGACTATCTGGCGGGGAACGTGCCCTACAGCGCCCTGTCGCGTCACTATAACAACTGGGCGCGACAGCACGGGCACGCCACCAGGACGGCGAAGGCCATCCGCTTGAAGATCGCCGACATGGGCCTCAGCGCTTATCCCATCGGCGAGTGGATCGGCACTGCGGCGATCATTGAAGCCCTGCACGTCTGCGGCTTCACGGCGCGCTGGTGGATCACCCATCTGGGCTTGCCGGCGTCGCGGGATGGCGCCAGATGGGCTGTGCGGCGCAGTGATCTGCGAGTGTTCGCCAGGGAAAATCCGCGCCTGTTCGCCCGAGCCACCAGGCCGGCGCTGGTGCAGCTGCTGGAGGACGAGGCGCTGGCGGACATGATCACCGACGGCAAGCACTACTACCCCCACCGTCCGCGCCCTGTCCGATGCCTTGAAACTGGGCAGGTGTTTCCCTCGCTGGCGGCTGCCGCCAGGGCCAGCTTCGTGGTGCGGCAGGTGATCCGCAAGGCGATCCGCACTGGCGGGTTTGCCGCCGGCTACCACTGGATCTGGGCGGAGTAGTGTGGTTTCGTTGCATGGGTGCTATGCTGGCGGAGCCACACCGCAATAACCCCAGTGACCCACTGGAACGAGCTTGAATCCTGGTCAAACGACCAGCAGCCGGCAGTTGCCGCCCTGCTGGAGCTGCGCGGGCGAGTCGTGGCCTTGGAGGCTGCTGCCGCGCCGGCCCCACAGCCTGAGCCGCCGACCGATGACCAGCGGTTGGCCTACCTCACCAGCTGGCTCCGCGGTTACATCGGGCCCAAGTCGCTACTAAGCGCTGACAGCGCCCATGACCTCGCCCGCGAAATGCTGGCCAATCGGATTCTGGCGGGGGCGCCTGCGCCGATGGAATGGCCGGAACTGCCGAGGGAGGTGCCTGAATGCCTGCTGCCGGACAACCAAAACTCCATCCTGCGGCCCTTGGCGCTCCTTGTGTGGGAGCACGCCCGCAGCACCCTCGCCGAGATGAACCCCGACCCCCAGTGGGAGGGCCGGAACGATGGCTGATCAGATTCGTGATGCCGCCGAACGGCCGCTGCAGCAACTGGAGCTGCACGCGCCCCTGAGGCTGGAGCGCGCCAAAAGTGACCTCATCGCCGCCCTGGCTGCCCAGTCCCCGGCGCCGGCCCCCGCCAGTGATGGGGAGCGGGAGGAACTGGTGGCGTGGCTGAACACAAGCGCGAAGGATTGGACAGATATTGGCCAATACGAAGAAGCTGCCAAATGCGACCGCGCCGCCACCCTGCTGCGCAACCCCGCGCCGGCTACTGTGCCGTT